CTCCTCTGCGGTGTATTTTCGCTCCCTTGCGGTGATAAGCTGAATCCCGTTATTGGCGATCTCCGGCATGATGCCGGTGATGTAGAGGGTCTTGGTTTTCCAAATGATGCGCTGCTCGTCCGTTACGCCCTTCGTGTCTGCCGGAATGATGATCTGATACATCATCTCCGTCTGGATCTTGTCGTCCAGGGCAAACTCGCCGGTCGAGACCGGCGTTATCATCGCCGGAACGTTGGTCACTGCATCACTCCACGTATCCGTCCAGCCGCCGGAAGCGGTCTGAGTGTTCGGTGGAATCTGAAAGACCACGCGTTCGGGCAGGTTGAGCAGCTTTGGAAGCCTCGTCATTCTTTAGAAATACATATCGTCCCACTTGTCGGTATGGAACGCTTTCCTCTTCGTTTCAAGGCTTGGCACGGCGATCATTGGCGTCCCTTGCAGGTGCGCCCTGAGGCTTTCGGCCAATGCCTCGTATTGCTCTACGACGTGTCGCGCGTCGATGTTCGCGAGTCCGCCGATGCGTGTCACCGGATACTTGCGGAAATGCGTCGCGATAAGGTCAGCCGCGTCAGCGGCAGGCTCATAGAGCTGATCCTTGTCAGTTACGTCGCCAATAATAGAAAGCAGCTCCTCATCTGAGAGGAGCTGGTTGTCGGTATCCTCTAAGTCAGTGTCACCGATGAGAATCCGCACCCAACTTAACGGGAACCTCTCGTCAGTTGGGTCGTTTAGTACGGTTCTGTCGTAACTAAACGTCACGGTTTACTCACCTTTGACGCTCACTCGACGATATTGTTGAAGAAGTAACCCATTGCCGGAGTTACTACCTTCTGACACCACCATGCCTCGATCTCCATCCTCTCTGCTTGGAGCAGCGGTGCGGGGATCGTTCGCATGATTTGTCCTTGGTTGCCTACACCAGGAGCGCCTGTCCACGTCAGGGTGAGTCCTGAGGTGGGTTGCCGCAGTCCGGTGCGCGGGTTCACGTAGGCGACGAGGCACGACTTCGAGAAGATAAACTCGTTGTCTGCCGTCTGCCCTTCATGCGCCTCGTTATATACGGCGTCAGGAATGAGCACCTGCTGAACGCGCAGGTATCGCGCCACGATGTCCTCGGTTATTGAGTCCGCGCTGGTGTATTTCAGTTGATCCTTGAAGTCAGGATGGTTCTGAATAGCGACGAAGGTTTCAGGCCCCATGATAATGGTGTTCGGCCTGTAACCGACACTTCGCTGCACCTTCAGGATTGCGGCTCTCAAGTCCTCGAACGGCGTCGAGTTGGTCTCGTCGTCCCAATAGGCATTGACGTAGCTTGCGCCGCCGCCTCCGCCATAAGCCTGACCGAGCATGTCAGTACCCCAAACACTGGTCGTCATGAACGTGTTGGCGAACGTGACTTCCTTTTTAATGAGGTACTTCATCGTCAGGAACGCGGTCGTGTCCATGTGGGCGTCGAGTGCGCTGTCCTCGTTGGCAACTTCTTCGTCAGTGATGTCGTGATGCAGCGCGAATCGCTTGCAGCGGTAGTCCGCCCTGTCGAAGCCGTATCCTGAACCTTGCGACTCAGTTCCGGCTGCGCGCTCTTTCATCTCATCTCTGAGGAAATCTTTCTGTCTGTAGACGTAGTATAGGTCACTCTTGAAGTTCACTGGCTGCGTTGGGAACACCGTGTCCGCGATGAAATTAACATCGGGGGCTTGTGTGACTAGGACTGAGTAGTCCGTCATCGGCGCATTGTAGTGCTCATCAAAGATTGATGGTTGTGGCATTGCTGTTCACCTCAGTTTGACGTTAAGATACCTACCCAAATCCTCCCTGTCGAGCCAACAAAGCTCGTAACAGTTTTGGCTGAGATCGTGATCGTGTCGCTGGTCGTGACTGTCGTGGCCGTCATTGGGCTTGTCGGATTCGCTATTGCGCCTACCGTAAGTGTTGCAGATGCAAGGGGCGTATCTGAGTTCGTGATCGCTGACGTGTTCTTCTTCAGGAAGATTGTCGCCGCCTTTGAAGATTTGTTGTCAGCAGCCGAACAATAGACCATCAGGCTCACAAGCTGTCCGTCAACCGGCACTGGTATGGCCGTGACGAGATCGGCTGCGGTCGTGATGCTCGCCAACTCGATCGGAATCATCGGGATTAGCGGAGCTGCGCCCGCGACTCCTGAGTTCGCACCGTTGATGAGATACATCGAACCGATGTCGTTTTGACTTCCAGATTCCCACGCGACGCCAACTACGGGATCTTCTGCGCTTGCCGTGATAACACCGCCTGCGCCGTCGGTCTTGAGGTTGTCCCCGACCGTTACGGAACCGCCGTATTTGACCTTGGAGATTCCCTCGGTCATTACCTGCGCGACGTAACCCTTTGTATTGGGATCATCCTGTAGCACGCCGATGCAGTTGCTTGCCGCTGCGCCCGCTATTTTCGCATAGCCCACGCCCGCGTTCGCGTAAATGTAGACGGGTGAGAACTGATAGGTCGAATAGTCGGCCCAAACTGGCAAGGTAACAAAGAAATGAGGCTGTTCGCTCATACTGTGTCCTCCTTTCTAAGCATCTTCCTGCGAAGCTTGTCGTATTCGCCGGGGTTTGCCTTCCACGCATCAACACGGGCTTTAGGCTTTGAAGCGTCGTTGCTCTTTTCCATCGCTGCTTCAGCGATTTCCTCGATCCGGCCTTCGGGCGTGTCCCTTGCGGGTTCTGCCGTCTGTGCGCCGTATTCGCGGTAGAGCGATTTCGACTTCGCCATCCCTACGTTGATTGCCTGGAGCGCTCCTTCGAGTTTGGCGTATTCGTCAGGTGCTTTCTGCTTGATGCCGAGCATCCACTCGGCAGCGCCGTCCATCCCTGGCAGCTCACTCAGCTTCGCCGCTTCTGCCTCCATCTCTCTCAAGAGATTTTGGTTTTCGAGCGCCGCTGACTTCGCCATCGCCTCCTCGACTTGTTTCTGCATGGCCTGATTCGCGGCGTCAAACTCCTCTTTCTGAGCAGTCAAGCTCTTCTGAAGTTCGGCCTCGAACACGGCCTTATACTGTTCCGGTAGTTCTCCGGTTGCTCCTTTGTCCATTGCTGTCTCCTGTGTTGTTGCGGGACATGCGGTTCCCTTGCAGGTCACAATGCTGAACGGCTCCCCGCTCGCCTCTTCCGTGACAAATCCAACCGATGTCGGGCGGATCTTGGTTAGTTTTAAGATTCCGTCCAGTTCCGTGTTAGATTTCGCCATGTAACCAGGCGGCGCTTCGCCATACACGCCTCGCAGGCGACCCTTCATAGAGTAGCCAGTGTATTTTCCAGCTTTTTGAGCGGCAAATACGCGGTCTGACACCTCGGTCGCCATTAACCAGCTTCCTTTCGGTGCTGGCCGTCCGCCAAACTCGATGTCCTGCGGTGTGATGAAATTCTCAACGATTCTCGCGTCGTCTTTTGAAGTAAGTTCCTGATGCTGCGCGTCGGTCATCTGACTGTTCTTCATAAACCAGTGCGAGCCTTCCTCGATTACTTCAGGAGGAGCCCACATCTTTTGACCGTCGATCGCATCGGGCTTATACACGATTCCGTAAATCAAGTTGCGCCGGTCGGGAGCGTCGCTTGTAAACAAGTCGAACTTTAACTCTGCATCCTCGTCCATTGATTTCTTCATCGTGTTTTCTTCGTAGCCGACTGATTTACTCAGTGAGTTCAGTCGGGTAGCAAGCCGTGCTCGCGTTTGCTCTGAGATGCCCTGCACTTGGTTAAGCCGCTGTTTTGCAGCAGCCACCGCGCGGGGAACGAGCGTCTTTTTGCCGTCAACGCAGGTATAGACCGGCAGCTTGCAGCCAGCGATGTTGTCCGCTGGCAACAGGAAAAAGCTCCCGTATTTGCCCATATCCACGTCGCCGTCGGCGTTTGAGGCACACTTCTTGATCGCCGCTCTTGCAGCGCCTTCATCCCAGGACGTGCCTTTGTCCGCCGTGTTTTGCTTTGCTAAGTCCATCTCGACTTGCGCGGCTTGCTTGTAGAATCGAAGTTCCATTTCATCTGAGTTCACTGTCTGCGTTTTCAGCGCAGCACTAATCGGTGCTAAGGCTTTTGAGAGGGCCGCTTCTATCCTTGTAAGTAGCTTGTCCTCGGTCTCAGTCTCAGCCGATTCGTTTTCACTTGTCATCTGTTCCTCCGTATTGCGCCGCTAGGCTTCGTTCCTGGCGGCGGAGTCTTACCGCTGGCCGGTGCTCGTGCTGGATTGCGTACACTAAGGGGTGCTGGTTGCGGTTGCTGAGGGGGGGCCGTGGCCGACTGAGCCGCAGTCTTTTGCTGCGCCAGTGCCGCCGCTGCCGCTAGTTGGGCGGCTAGTACGGCATCTTCGGAGGGTTCGTCAGTCGGGGACTCTATCGCCTCGTCCTCTGCTAGTTCTTCGTTTTCCTCAGATTCAGGGATCTTGGGGAGCCCCGCATCTTCATAGATGGCGTTAAGCAGCGGGTCGTTTGGAAAAACGCTCGCTCCGGCCTTTAACAGATTTGCGAGAAGCTTGCCTATGTCGCTGATTTCGGGTCGAGCGACCTTACCGTGAACAAGCTTCGGATAGTCGGTAAGTGTGCCAAAGTTGTTAAGATCGCAGAGCTCAGGTATAGCCTGTTTGTTAATCACTTCTGCGATGAAATTACAGATGTTCTCTATGAACATCACGAAAAAGCTTGATTTGTTTGATGAAAGAGCGTAACTTCCGGGGCCACCTGCGGGCAGCAACATAAAGTCGGCAAGGAAGCCCCGGGCGATTTCTGCCTGATACCTCGCGATCGGCTGGATGGTGGGCAGCCCGGTCCCGCGAGTGGTAAGTTGTTGTCCGCCGACGAGGCCCACGTTATACATCGGGATGCTTGTGCCGGGCCAGGGGTCGGACGGCGTGATGAACGCCATATCCTCGTTTCGGTGAACCTTCTTCGCGATCTCAAGATACTTGTTAAGGACGGGTGCGTTCTTCTTCTCGAAGTTCTCCGCAGGGATCTTGACGTCGGGTAGACCGGCGAGGTTGCGTTCGATACCGATTAATTCAATCAGTTCGAGCTTGTGCTTGTTATACCACGCCATATAGACCCCACGGAGCAGAGAGATGCCCTCAGGGTTGCCTTTGGTCGCGTTATAGCTGAATATGACGCACTTGTCAACGGGGATGTAGACGAGCTTCGATCCGGGCAGCCATACCTGCTGCACCATATCGGTGAGCTCTAGGTAGGTGGAACTACTCTCGTTCATGTCCCAATTCCACTTGAGGATCGTTTCTTGCGGTCTAAAGGCCCACTTGCGCCAGTAGACCGTGCCGTCTGATCTCTTGTCGAATACCTTCTCAAATGCGGAGAAGCCGAAGTCACCGAAGGTCGTGATCTCGGTCATCTTCTCATGCCAGGCTTCGTCTAGCCAGTTGAAGAGACAGTTGGAGATGTGTTCAGCGGCTTTCTCATCGGCGTCAGTAGGGCCGCCCGCCTCTACGCGCCACTTGACTTGTTTAACGGCCATCTTCCAGGCCGTGCTCATCGCCGCGCAGGTCGCGTCGGTTCCGAGCATCGTCTTGTAGGCGCGTATCCCTTTCTTGCCCCGCAGTTGCGGCAGCCACTCTTCCATAACATAGCCGCCAAACTCCCGTAGGCCAGGGAAACCGATCTCTACCATACTACTTTTCGGTCGTCCCCGGGGGCGGTTTGCCGTGCTATTGGGCTTGGAATTGGCTGCCATTTTGGTCTGTCCCTTTTATTTTATAATTTAACACCGAATACCAATAGCCATATTCCAATCGTGGCGATTGTCGCTACAACTTCGAGATACGTTACTTGCATTACAGCTCACCTTTTTCCTCTCTATACCCTTCAGGGTGTGTTTTAGCCTCCATTGCCGCATACGGCTCTGGAATCTTAGGTTTAGGCTTAGGCTTCGATTCTTCTTTCTTGGGTTCTCCAACCATTTTCTCACCTCATTCGCTGTCCTCGTCGTTCGGATCGGGATCGAGATCGTTCCCTTCCATCATATCCTGAAATGTGGTATCTTCGGAGTCCTCCTCGTCGTCAATCTGTTTCTGATTAGGGGCTTCCAAATCCTGCTTGATCGCAGTTCGCGGGTTGTCCTTCTTATCTTCAGGGATCTCTTGGGGCATCGTGTATCACCTCAAATGCTTCAGATACGTGTAACGAGTTGGCAGGTCGTCCACCAGGGGTTTAACGCCGGTGTACATGCGGTTTATCAGGGCGTGGGAATAGACGGCGTAACGCATAGCGTCCATAAGGTGATCGAAACCCGCCTTTTGGTTCGGCATTTCGAGTGTGTGGCCTCGCGGGTCTTTCTGACGCGTGTAGCCAGCTATTTCATTCATAAAGGACTTACATTCGGTATTGATGATGATCTCATATTGACGCACCGCGTTCATGCCGTCTAAAATATTCTTCTGCGCGGGCGTCGCGTTCAGTCCGGCTTCCCTCATTTCTTTGATGAAGCCCGGTTCTGAACTATCGCAATGGATTGGCGTACGGAAGCCGCCGCGCTCGGATAAGCTTCCCAAATAGCGTCGTAATGAAGTCTTAATTGAGTCAACGAAGTCTCGGTTGAGAGATTCATATTGATACACCTCATCGAGCACGTAGAGTTTCTTTTCCGTGTCATTGATGCCTAGTAACGTGAAGGCGCACGGATCAGCGAACCCGAAGTCAGCCCCTCCTATAATCTCTTCAACGTTTACGTTGGCGATTTCAGTCTCGCCAGGCGCGTCCCCGAAAGGCCGCCAGTTCTCGTAGACGAGATCGCCCATCTCGCCCCAAAGCCCTAGTGTATATACATTGTAGCGATTCTTATCGGGGATGCTCTCAAGCATCCGCTTATACGCCGCGTCCACGAATTGATTATCAAGGTAGGTGTAATGCTGAACCACTGTGTTCTCATCTGCAATCGGCGTGTCATCCTCGTTGAAGAAACGATCGTGTAGCCAGTGGTTTCTGTCGATTGGATTGAACGTGAGGATGATCTGACGTGTCCTGCCGCCTTCTAACTCCCTACCTCGCAGCCGCAGGTCGATCATGTCGAACTCGTCTTGCGAGAGCTCGGTCGGCTCTTCGAGCCACATATAGTCCACATCCGTCAGCGACTTTAATCGACTCGCCGCCTCTGAACGCGCCGTGTCCACGATGGGCAGACAATGAATTTCAGACCCATTGCCGAACTGTATCTTCATCGTGGTGTTGTTAATTTTAGCGGGAAAGTGGTTCTCATTAATGATGTCCTTCAGCATACGGAAACACGTCACCTGAAGTTGCGGCTGCCACTTTCGAATAACGATGATCCGCGTGCCTGGATACTTCCACGCCAAAAAAATACACTTCTGCGAGGCCGCTATGCTCTTTCCCGCACCGCCTCCGCCGTGAGCCACCAGGTATCGCTGATAGGCTTTGAACAGCTTCAGAAACGACTTTTGGGGAAAGCTTCTCAGAACGGCCTTGTTGCCTCGCATAAGCGGGCCGCTCTTCACTTTCTTCTCTTCTCCGTTTCCCTTTTCCAGCTCTAAACCTTCGCCACTGCGAAGCGCTTCCAAATCTTGGCTCTGTGGGATAAAAGCCTCAGAAAGATCAGGCGCACTAAGTATTAAGTGCTCATTGTCACCCGCGTGGTGCTCTGATTGATGTTCGCGGTAACGCCTCGGTCGTGAGACCACGATTTGACTTCTCCCTAGCTACATCGCTGCGTTCGCTGTGTCGTTGTCCTTTTGATTTTCCGCTTCAAAAACGCTTTATTTTCGTTCTTTTTCCTGCCAAAAGTCTCGGATTAACCTCTTTTTCAATCACTTTTCCGCCCATTTCTGGAAAGTTTTCGCAATTTGACAAGATTTGCATCATTTTTAGCTCGAAAGCTTCGATTTCCGCATCATTTTTTCGTGCGGAGGCTATTGTTGGAGTTGTTTGATTTAGTGCTTCACAGTTGCCCACATTTGCCTGATTGTCCAATTTTTCTCAAAAACCCCGGTGTTTTAATTTTCAGATTCTCCTTTTGTGTTAATTGTGACTGAGATCAGCTCCGCTTGGCCGCGTTCTTCTTTTGCTTCTGCTCGGCCTGTTCCTCAATTTTAATCGAAGTTGGACTACGGGTGCGGTTTTGGGCAAGCATCGCTGTGTAGCGCGAAGGAAAAGTAGGGTCTATCGGCTGCGCTACGTTGGTGACTTGGCCTTCTTTAAGTTCAGATTGAGCTGCACGAACTTCCTTTTGGGCAGTCGATTCTTCCGCTCCACCCGGACGTTCCATCGCTCCGTCAGACTTCGCCTCATCACTATCCCGTTTGGGCGCATCTCCTACTAAAACCTTATCTCCATGTTCTACGTCACTTGGCTTACTTCTCGGCATTTTCTTTCCTCATTGTGGAATTTCTAAAAAAAACCCCGGTCTTTTAGTTTTCAGATTCTCGCTTTGTGTTAATCTTAGTGATCTTCGTCGTCGTAGTAACTTTGAAACTCTTGTTTGTCGGATCATCCAAACATTCTGTGCACCACCCAAAAGGTTCCTCAGCTTCTTTTTCCCCGCAATTCTTGCAGATCATTTTGATTCCTGTATAGTAAACGCTCAAAGTTGTATCATCCCTGCAATCACCAACAACGCGCCAAGCGCAGCGCGTCCGTAACGTTCTAAATCGAACCCAAAACTATGATGATTAGTCGGAAGCCACGCACTCAGCACGCCATCGAATATGATTAACATACCCCCCACGATCAGCAAAATGCTAAGCCACGTTGTCATACGTCCTCCAATTCCTTATCAAACACCATCGTGATACTCCCCGCGTGCTCGACCTTCTCTTCTTTATCCAAACCGTGCGTCTGCCTGAACGTCTCGAATCCCAATTTGTATCGCTCTCTGGATTCCTTCTGAGTGAGCCCCCCATCATCCTTCTCCATGTCCTTCCACGCCTTATCCATCAGCTTCATCGCCCGCTTAGTAACCTTCTTACGGAACTGCATAATGAGGGCCTTATTCTCTTTCAACTCTTCAGTCGAAAGGAAATCATCATACGCCTCGGCCCTGTCTAACCATTTATAGCGCCGCGATTTTATCATCAGCGTCGCGTATTTGAACTCAAATTCTTTCGCGTGATAGCGATCATAAATCTTCTTGATATTGCGAGTAGGCCCAAAATCACGGTAAAGCGTAAAAAGATGATAGTCCTGCGTAGATTCGCCAGGCTGTCGTTCCCACAGATCGTTCTCTTCTGGTGTCGCAGATGCAGAGGAGCAGGGTTCTTCGGGCTCTTTTTCCAGAACCATCTTACCAAGCTTCGCATATAAGTAAGCGTAATATAAAAGGCTATTGAAAAAAGATACCCATATCATCAAGGAAATCGGCATCAAATGGCCTAGATCGTTTTAAAAACTGGAAAAAACAGAAAGGTTTATATATAAGGCCACCCCCATTGGGCGTTCGCACCGTGGATAGTGATAGTATGCTTTTTTTTTAAAACTTTTTCATAATTATAAACGCCTAGAGGCTCACTAAGCGAGCCATTCGGTCTGCGGAGTATCCAAATGTAAGGAATGGCAAAAACAAAGCCAAAGAAGTCCCCGTTTCCTGAGTGGTCGGGCTCTTGGGCTGCTCGGAATGTCGGGCCTAGAGACACCCGAAATAACTTATTAGTATATATCTATTATTATATTAATCGAGATAGGGCGGCCTTGTTGTATCGGGGTTGGGTTGGGTTGATCTGTCGGGGTTGGGTTGGTTGAGTTGATCTTATCTCGGTTGGTTGGGTCGGTTCTTGGTTGGTTGGTTGGTCTCTTTGTTGGTTTGTTAGTATGTTAGATGATAGACTAAAGACAAAAGCAAAAAGTAATTCTTTACAAAGAGTGCCTTAAGCATTACTATCAAGGGGTTGCTTATTCACAATTGAAAAGAAAGCCTTGACGGCCTTCTTTTTTCGTTTTGATGGCCTTAAAAGTTTTTGGGGCGGCTGTCCTTTTCAGTATATCGGAGTATTGACTCAAGGGTTTTTAACTACTTACTTATGTATGTCTTTAGATATACTCATAGATAGACAATAGCTAAATACTATTGACCTAATAGTAGTATTGTCTAATGAGAGTCTAATAGTAGACTAGAGGGCAGAGTAACAACAAAAAGGGAAGGATTGAAAAATGGCTAAGCAAAACAAGGGAAAGGGTAAGGCTCAAGCGTCTTATCAATGCCGTGAGTGTAGACTAAGACACCTTCGTATAATGAAGCGTATTGGTGTTGTTTTGATGGAGTAAGGGATCACTATGGTATACTTCTTTGTGGATCATGTCACCTTGCTGTATCAAATCGTTCTTAACTACTGTCTTATGCACGGTTTGAGCACGTCTAATGCGGGGGCAGTGTTTTGTCAGTTGTTAAGCACTGCGTGGGGGCATTAAAGATGATTGAATATCTCACTATGTTGAGCCCTAGAACTGTGCTTATCGCGTTAGTTGTTGATCTTGTGCTTCTTGCGTTGGTGTTTTGGGGGCTGAGATAATGCGTTTAACAAGTCTTGGTAAGTGTGGAACGTCGTTTAATGTCGTTCGTGTTGCGGGCCGTCTGAGTAAGGGACGAAAGCCTAATGGCTGTAATAGTCGGTCTTTGTCGAAGGTGAGCACTGGAAGCGGAATGACGAAAACTCGGAGCCATTAAACGGCCATTTTTTCTTTTTGGATTCTCTTTAAGTCAATCTTTGGCTTTTAGGGACAATTTGGGAAAAGTGGACAATATGGGAGCTAAAGAAGCGTTAAAACAAGTTTCTAAGCTTGAACTGGTTCGTAGGTATGAAGAAGCGTTTAATATGCTGTATTCAGTGGCATACGAAAACAACATCAATGCGACGACTTTGGCGGGCTGAATTATGGCCAGTGAGTCAATCGCGGAGATTATGGGCGAAACCGTTCAAGAAGTCCTTTCAAGGCTTAATGCTGAGGAAGCAGACTTACTTGCGCAATTAACGGACGTTCAAGCACGGAAAAGAGAATTTAGGGCTTATTTGGGCCTTTAGGGAAAAAAGGGGTTATTATGCAAGATTTAGTTTATGAAGTAATCGACAAGGGTCTGTGGGGTTCAAAACTCGATTACCAACAGACCGAGAGCGAAAACTGGGCATATGAAGCAGACCTGTTTAAAACGGTCTTTGAATATTTCGGGCGCTTGTCTTTTTGCGACGACAACGATGGAAGCACGACGTACACGTATAAGCTTGTTTTAACGTCTGAAGATATGGACGCTAATCTAAGCTGGAATAGGTGTTTCGGGCTTTTTACGGTTCGCGAGAAAAAAGTCAAAAAGACCAAAAACGCGCGAAAAGAGAGCTTTACCTATCGGTATTATGTTGATTCCAGCTTAGGAAAAGCCGAGCCCGAAGCCCTCGAACGTATCAGACGGGCGGAGTTACTAGAAACGATGCCAACAGACGCGAAAGCCCTAAAAGGCCCCTTATTGCACATTAAAACGTTTCTGTCTGAAGTAGTCGAACACGAACGCAGAAAAAACCTTGTTGAAGATAAAATACAAAATAATGACTTGTGAGCCTTTCGGGCTCTCGTTTTATTGAAATGCGATTTCGGGCGTTTGCCCCGCACACTAAAACGGGAAAAATGGTAAAATGTACAAAAAGCAGCTAACACAAAAGCAGGTTGAGGAAGCAAAAGCCAATCGTGCAAAAGCTGTTGAACGGATGAAAAACGGAATTAAAGACGTTTTTGAATCGGGACAACTTGAAGCCGTCCTTAAAAGTAGGGGACACGGCTTTAGCTTCTTAAATACGATTGGTCTTTATTGTCAATGCCCGAAAGGCTCAGATTTTAGGGGCTTTCGTGATTGGCAAAAAGTAAACCGCTATGTGCGGAAAGGTGAGCACGGCTTTCAGATACTAGCGCCGACATTTAAGAAGATCAAGGTCGAAGCAAACGACGCTGAAAGCGATAAGTTTGTTAAAATGCTTCGTGGGTTCCGTGTTGTTTATGTCTTTGACATATCACAAACGGACGGGCTAGCACTTCCTGCAATAGTAAACCCGCTGGATTCAATAAGCGATAAAACAGCGTGGCTTATCTCACGATTACGACAGATAAGCCCAATGCCCGTTTCAAACGGGGACACTAAAACCGCTGCGCGTGGCTATACCGATTATTCGACAAACGAGATAATGATAAGCGACACGTTGACCGGCAACGACGAGCTTAAAACGCTGATTCATGAGATAACTCATGCAACGTTTCACACTAGCGGCAACGATAGACAACTGAAAGAGATTTTAGCGGAAGCCGTAGCGTTTACAGTGTGTGAGAATTACGGAATAGACTCAAGCGTTTATTCGGTTGGCTATGTCGTAAGCTGGTTAAACACGATTGACAAAGAACACGCCCTTGAGTGCTTCGCGAAGGTTGGCGAGGAGATTATACGGGCTTCGCAATACATCATTGACGCGATAGACGGAACTGTTGAACTTGAAAGGATAGCGGTAGCGGCATAAAGCCGCCCATTTTTCTATTTGGAGGAAGATATGAGCTTTAACGACATTGACTTAACGGACTTTAGCCTTTTAGAACTTCAAGCACTTAAAACAAAAGTGCAAAAGAAAATTGACGCGTGGGGCCGTGAGGAGGGGAAGCAATACCGGATAATGTAAAGCGCCGCGTTTAGCGTGTGCTGCCTAAGTTGCAGTGGAAGCTAAGGGCGGGGGGGTCGATTGCCCGAAAAAACGGAGGCAAAAATGGGAAACCTAAAAACCGCATCCGACGAAATTAACGCGTTTGAAAAGGTCGATCCGACCATCCGAAGGTCGATCCGCTCAAAAATCGCGTTTGACTTCGATCGAAGGATGAAAAGTCGAATCCGAGCTTCACGCGCGGATCGAATCAAAACTGCATTAGCGGAATTGTAGAGTTATGGTTCCGAAATGCTTGACAGGCTGCGATCATTGGAAAAATGGTCGCTGTTCGTTTTGTGCGAGCTGTGATAATGAAAAATGCGAGAGCTGCGCTTACTTTGAGTCAATCGCTCAAGCAGCTTACGACGGCGATCTGATATGCCCGTTTTTCATTATCGAAGCCTATTTTGAAAACTGAAAAAGAGGGAAAATAATGTTAGCTGAAAGCGAAATCGAATATGAACCTGAGTTTATCAAATTCAGGGGCCGCGAATATCATCCGACAGAAATAAGCTCAATGTTTTGCTGTGGGCGGTGTATAACCTGCTCGCTACGTCGGAACTGCGAATCGCTAAGGGGATTCTGCTACATTGATTGAGGGCCAGCATGAAACTCACAAAAGAGGAACGGGCTTGGCTCAAGCAAGCAGATCCGGTCGAGAGGCGCGAGTTCAAAGGTCGTAAGATCTATGAATTGACAATTTCACCCTCCGAAGGCGATCCGACAAAAGTGGAAGGCAATTTGGAGAACGGATTTGTCGTCACCAATTCAAAAGGCGACACGCATAATGTTGGCCTCATAAGCGAATATGAAGGGACGTGCGATTGTATGGATTATGCGATCAACTTGCGACGCAAAGGGAATTGTAAGCACGTTTACGCGGCGATGTTTTTGCACGAATCAAAGCAAAATGCCGGTATTGAATCTGAGGCAGCGATTGAGGCATAGAGCTAAATAGTATTGAGCTTATATAATAGAGTGGTAGTAAAACCGCTCGCTTCTTTCTTACGTCTCTCGCCGTGATTGACGAGGGCGGAATTGAAGCACTAAATCAAAAAGGGAAAATTATGAGAGCTATAAAAAACGCAAAGGTCTCGTTTGGATTGGTCAGTATAGACGTAAAAGTCTATAAGGCTACTGAAACAAACGGGACGGGCCTGCATTTGTATCATGAGGCTGATGGCGGCAGCGTGAAGCAAAAAAGGGTATGCTCAATCTGTGGCGAGGAGCTACTAAAAGAGCAGATCGTGAGAGGTCAAACGATTGACGGATCAACGGTCACGATAACTGACGATGAAGTAAAGTCGATCCGACCTGAAAAAAGCGCAGCGATCAAGATTCGCGAGTTTGTGAGCGCCCACGAAATCAGCTCAGTTTATTTTAACGGACATTATTACCTCGGCGCTGACAAAAAGGGCGAGACAAAAGCGTTCTTTTTGCTTAGGGAAGCCTTGAGGCAGTGCGGACGAATCGCGATCGGGACAATGACATTCAAGGAGCGCGAGCATGTCGTTTGCATTGAGCCGTTCGAGAGTGGTTTTTTGCTTTCGACACTGAATTACGAGTCAGAAGTGAGAGACATTTCAGAGGTCGCCGCTGATGAAGTAAGCATATCCGACGAGGAGCTGAAACTAGCACGACAAATCATCGACCAAGCAACAGTAACAGAACTTGATCTGTCAAAATATATCGACTCGTTTGCATTTGACCTGAGCAAGCTGCTTGAAACAAAGGCACAAGGCAAGGTTTATTCGCCTGCTGCGCCTGAGATTGTCGAACCACAAGGACAAACGCTTGTTGATGTTCTCAAGGCGAGCGTCTGTGCTGTGGAGGCATAATGAAAAAAGAAACAGCCGATTGGATCAAGGGCGAGATTCCGTGGTGGCTCGTAATAGGGATCGTATTCCTAATGAGCTACAACCACATGCTAGGGGGCTAAAATGCAAAGCTTTGAGGACTACAAGGCTCAATTCGCGGGCCTTTGCACTGATGATATGGCGTTCGAGCTGTGGGTCATTCTCGTCGGAACACAAGAAACGTCCGACGAGGTTTTCAAAATGGAGCTTCAAAAAGCTAGGGAAGTGTTGAGAAATGGTTCGACCGGCTAGAATGTGCAACCAAAAAGGAGCGCCGACGTTTGGATGGCGCTGCTCAGATCGAAACGAGTGGAGAAATTGCTCGGCGTGCGAAGGCGAGGCGTTGAGAAACAAGCTTGCGCTGGAAAAGGAGGCGGTGTATGACGCAGCGAAATGTCAAGGTCAGTGAGCGCGTATATCAGTATCTTACGAAAAAGCGCGACGACCACAACGAAACAAGGCTCAAGCTCAAATCCACTAATGGGAAAAAGGTCGTGCTTGATGGCTATTGGAAAAAATGGTCAATGGCTGACGTGCTGGACGACCTGATAACGAACCGCGAATTTCTTGCATTGGAACTTCATCGCGCAAGCTATGAACTTCGCAAGGAACGCGGGCAGAGCGTTGATTAAGGAGGGCAAAATGGGAAACAACTGTGTCTATCTGTTGAGTGACTTCAAACTCCGCACCTATCTGTGTGATCGGTGCGCGTGTCTGAACTGCGCGAAGCAGAGCATAACAAAATTTGAGGCAGAGCAAAAGAGGGACGCACTGAACTTCGCCAGCTCAATGTGTATGAGCTGCGGCGAGATAGGGCTGTGTGATCTGTGCGAGTGCGAAGATCCTGAGCTGGTGGAAGCATGAGGCACGACTACTTCAAAACTGACACCTACTGCTTCGGCGTCGCTGACCTTGAGAATTTGGTCGTGATGGCTGAGGAGCTTGACATGCCGGATTGGGCATACGAGGAGCTTCAAGATACCATTGCGACGGCACGATCCGGCGGAGACGAAGTGTCGATCACGATGTTCTATGGTGTGAAGGACGGCAATGCGGAAGTCGGACAAATCGGCTACGGTAGTGATGAATTTATATCGTGGCTATTCAGGCAGGGCATACGGCTATGCAAGCAAGAGTCGTAATGATCCTCGGTCAAGAGCTGCCCCGTCGCAAACCTGTGAGGAAAAATGGCAAAGGTAATCAAATATCATCGAGAGGCGCACGTCGATTCTAAGGGCTACAACGTGTGCGGCTGGTTCACCTTCGCGCTTGACTTGACGGCAAAAGGGAAGTCGAGGTATGAAACTCCGATACAAACGCGGCGGTAAGTATTGGCACGAATGGTTTGTGTTCGTGTCCCAAACTGAATCGCTCGAATCGTGGCCGCTGTATGAATTTACGGAACGGCGCAAGCTAATCCGAATCGTCAGCGGCCACGCCGACGTGCGCGGTAAGGTTCAGGTCTACAATCCGACGGATGGCGCTCCGATTAAAGAGCGTTCCATCGTGAGCAGTAGAGAGTCAATCGGCGTAATGCTAGGGGCTCTAAACCTAAAATAATGGAGGCATAATAGAAATGGAAAAGGAAATGCAAGAGCGGCTTGGCAAACGCTACACCGTCATAGAGGGCTGGATCAAGGAGCACGCGCGTCACGCGCAATACAGCTACATCACGATCAGGCCCAGGGAGCCGAAGCTAGACGGCTGTATAGCGTTCAGTGTGGCGTGGCTTCAGCTTTCAGACCTAAAGGAGCAGACGTTTCACCTTGACAAGCAAACGTCAGAGATCGTGCATGTCACGCGTTATGTGTGAGATCGGCTTCAAGTGGGTGCGTTCAGCACCCTTTTCTATGCTTTACTCCGTAGGGTTAGAGTCCTCGGAGGGCATTGGAATCAATGTCAAAAAGTGAAAGGAGGGAAAAATGGCAAACAAAATCGAAACCGAGTGGCGGCAGTGGAACGCGACGCGAGATTCACTGCGCGGCTACTTTATTTTATCCGACAAAACAAAAATCCAATGGCGAATTTTCAAGCAGTATGACAAGTGGGATTGGCAGCAGTGGGGTGCGCCGGACTCAAAGCTCGGCCTAACAGTTGACCGCCTTGAGGATATTGTAGCAGAAGTTGTCCAAAAGGAGGTGACTTCAAAATGAAATTTACCGAGCACATGCAGATATTCGGCATTGATAGTGCACCACACGCGCAGCTACGAGCTGTGCTGGCTCACGCTCAGCCGTGTCCTGATCCTTCGCGCAAAGAACGTGCGCGTGGCGAGGAGGCGCGACAAGTCATTGTCGAAGCTCTTGAAATGGAGAACGTAATTGAATGGATCAACATCGTTACGCCGTGCGGACAGGAAGCAGTTGTCGAATACGTTAGACGGTGCGATCCTGATACGATGCCGGAGCCGGTTCTAATCGAATCCGAGCAGAAAAAGCGCAAGGTCAAGGCGGAGGTAGAGGGACGATGACCGACGCGATAAAACAGGGAAACCTTGACGGCTCTCAGGTCAAGCGGAATTGGTTGATGTATCACGGTAAGGACTACCCGAACTTCTTGCGCGAAGCAAAGATGATCGGTGTCAGCCGTAACATTCCGCTCAAGCAATTAGCTAACTTGACGTGGGGCGACGAAATTCTCATTGGGACGTTTCACACTTACGGCAGGCATGAGGACTCAACTGAAACCAAAAAGGACGGCTCAAAACGCTGGCCCAATGGTAAGCCGGTCAACCTCGGAGAGGCACGGATCGAGTGCAGCTTCGCCGTAAGGGAGTTGATGGTCAGACAGCCGAAAGTAAGCAAAGCCTTAGCGGACAAGATCATCGCGGAGTGCGCGCTTGACGAGGTAATTCCCGCGCAAGGCCGAATCGTGTGGCGGGCTTGCGGTTCGTATATCCTCGGAACGCAATACGTTATGGGCCACGACATAACGACGACGATCAAACACCTCTATGAGCTACTGCTTGAGGTGAAAAAGGAGCTGAAGCTGAACGTCGTTAAGGTGATGATCGGCGGCCCGGTCACTCACATCCTGCCGCCAGGGAGCGGATTCTTCGATGCCAAATTCACACGCGGCGTTGTGGAAATCGAAACAACGGGCATAGACTTCGGCAAGGAATTTGAGAGTGAGCACGACTCCCGTAACAAGGTGATTCGTATTCACAAGTATGAGCCGGTCAAGAAGGGCAGATACTGCACGCACATTGAGGCAGACGCAGAACCGGAGGAGGCATAATCATGCGGCTTTTTGAAGGATATTCGCAAAAGGAGCTGGCAAAATTCACCGACTTTTTTACACGAATGACGATGATCCTTTGTCAGTTGCCGGAGAATGGCGAAATCGCAAAGAGGCAAAGGAAGCCGAGGGGGCCGTGAGCATGTTCGGACTCTCAAAGCCAACGGCGCAGGTTGAATACGTGATGCCAGGCGATTACGCGCCGGTGCGTCGATCTGCGTCGACACCGTATCCGGTTCTTGACGGTCGCTCGCCCTTAAAAGCTCGGCTGAACGAAGGCGTTGAGCTGATTCAAGAGCTTGTCGGACGGCCTGTCGGTAAGTATGAGATGATGATCTTCGTTGAGGCTTACCGGCTGCTGATCCAAAACAAGTTCTTGTCGTATTGCTCGAACCTTGTTGGCGAGTATCACGCAAACGATTGCAGGCTGCGGCAGGTGTTGCTCAGAGGTGCGTTGCGCGCGTCTTACTCAAGCCGTTCAGGGCTGTTGCACTTCGCGACAACCGGGGATTCAGGCAGCGGTAAGAATGATCTGATTAACAACATAACTGCGCTGTTGCCGGATCAACATAAGATTCTCTATGCGAGCATCACGCCGAAGGCGTTGTATTACGCAATGCGTGTGCCTGAAGCGAACGGTAAGACTGACTTGATGAATCCTGACACGTTTCGCAATAAGATTATCTGCGTGACGGAGATCAGAGACTCAAAGCAATACGACGCATTGAAGGCGTTCGCGGAGTTGGACGAGGCGAGTTCTTTCACGCACATGACAACCTCAGGGCAGAAGAATCTTGACCTGACAGTGCGCGGGCCGCGAGCGTTCTGGATCACAAGCGTTTTGCCTGTCGGTGATGGTCAGGTTCGGCGGCGATTCATCCACAACGAGATCGAACCAAGCACAGCGGACGGACACCGGAGCAAGATGGCGACGGTCACAGCAGGGCTTCTCGGACAACAGACAATCT